TAGGCGGAATAAACTTCATTGTGCCTAGACTCTGTGTCTCTTGCTTATCTATTGTTATCCCTACTTGTCTGTATAGTTCTTCTATTATCTCAATAGAGGTACCAGATAAAGGAGAAGAGATACGGCGAAACTTAGATACTAGTCCAAAGGGAGTAATGCATCTTATACGATATGTAGCAAGATCTGGTTTAGGCTTACCGTATATAGGTATATCAAGAACATGCCAATCATTTTGTATGTCGATTGGGGGAGAACTCTTATCATTCTGCTTACGCACAACAGATACTATCTTTTCATTACCTGATATGTTTAAATCTTCAAAGAGTGATATACCGTCTGATATATCAAATTCTGCCATAAGAGTTTGTTGAAAGATTGATTCATATACTCTCATTGATGTAACAAGCTGTGATATGTCTCTTTCTTTACCGTTTGCTCCCTCGATCGTTACTGTTAGCCTAAAAGAATCAGGCGATATAGCAGAAAGATCTGTAGGATGTAAACCTTTTTGGAGGGGCATATTCTACTCTTAAGAATTAATGAGTTTGCGATAACGAGTGGCAAAAGTATCTATAGCAGCAGGATTAATAACCCTAATTGATAGCTTAGCTTCGTTTACCTCTACCTCGTGCTCAAAGTTAGTCACAGGTAACTGGTTATCAGAGACGTTAAAGTTTAAACGATCTATTTCTCTTCCCTGTGAGTCTACATAATGATGTGGCGCATCCTTTTCCTTTGTAATAAAATGGTTAAATTGTGCGCCCTTTGCAAATGCTAATTCAGAAGTTAGAGTAATAAAGTCTTCGTTTATAAACGTACCAGTAACATTGGAAAGTATAAGGCTGTTTGTAGAATAATTTATTTTTGCTATCTTACCAGTTGCATCTGATGTAAGACCCTTAACAGTCTCTCCTATTACGAGAGTAGGATAATTATATAGATGATGTGAATTACTTGATACCCCAAGCTTAGATTCCAAGGTAAGAGCAGTACGGAAGTAGGTCTCATCGACAAAGTTAGCTAATTCCTGGGAAGACTTAGGCCATTCATGTAATCCATTGCTTAGATCCTCATTGACTACAAAGAATGTCCAATAGTATGCTGGAGTACCATATAGCTTCATTGATACCTGATCGGGTCTTGCCCCGTCATTTACCTCGAAGTAGCGATAGGCATTTGCGTTATCCATCTCGCTTAGATATGCACGAACATTACGACTTATATCAATAATAACGTTCTTTTCGTCTGATTCTTCATCAAACTGATACTGAACTAATGGGAACGATTTAAAGAAATTTAGCATTAAGCTTACTCCGGCACATCAGCACCAATATCATTTTTAGTAAGAACACGAGTCTCTTGGAAAGTAAGAGATACGCCTACCGATATAGGTGCACCTCCATCAAAATGCATATGGGCACTTTCATTAAAATTAGTCTGAAGATTAGTTAGGTTGCACTCAAATATTCTAGGATAGTATGGATTCTCCTGACCATTCTGTGTATAGAACTTAATTGAGAAGGTAGAGGGATAGGTTAGAATGTAAGAACCTACTCCGGCCTCTGGATACATTTCAGAGCGAAAGAATTCCTGGATCTTACGAATCTCATCTGACTCAGATGGATCTTCTGCAACAAGGGAGAAGTTAAAGCTAAACGAACGTAGTGTCATATTCTGAAATGCTACAACAGTATTAGGGTTAGTAGCTACACCTTTAGACATACCATACATATCAGAAAGGTTCTCAGCTCCAGGTACTAAATTTCCTAGACCAGAATCTTTTGCTATTTTTAAACTCATCATGGATCGAAGATCAGAATTAGATCCTTCACCATTGATCTGTTGGTTTGCTTGCTTTGCTATCTCTACACCAGACCTACCTGATTGAACACCTTCCATAAGCTGATTGCCAATTGGTCCCATATCCATAGACCCAAAACCAGCACCGTCTGAAAAAGAAACACCTGGCGGTTGATATAGAGTCACGTGGCCTCGAGGCTGTCCTCCACCACCGTACTTATAGCGGTTAGCGGTTATTCTCATAAAAGGGACGTTGGCTCCGGCCAGATGAGATGGATATATGTATTCGCGAGGCATATCGTGACCTTATAAATAAATTAGAAGTACTCTATCTATTTATGGTGTTATGGCAAAGACTTATAAAGGCAAATATAAATTAAAGAAACCCGAGAAGTATCTGGGTGATCCATCCAAAGTAACATATAGGTCTTTATGGGAGCGCCAGGCTTTTCGCTGGTGTGAAGACCAAGATGCAGTTGTCGGATGGTCTTCTGAGGAAGTAATTGTTCCTTATATCTGTAGGACTGACAATAAGCCTCATAGGTACTTTATTGATTTAAAAGTAAAATTCTCTGATGGAAGAATAGTCCTTGTAGAGATTAAACCTAAATCACAATGCGCACCTCCTAAGAAGCCTGCCAGACAAACTAAAAGATATATCTCAGAGGTCATGACCTTTATTAAGAATGAATCAAAATGGAAAGCTGCTGAGAAGTACGCATCTAACCGTGGATATCATTTTGAGATATGGACAGAAGACACCTTAAAATCATTAGGAATAAGACTCTTGACTGGGTAGTATATCATCCCTCCTCAGAGAAGACTCTCTTATTATATCATATATTCATAGGAATGTAAACAAAATAGCATAAATAGTACTATGGCAGATTCTCTATTCGACAAGTATCAAGCGCAAGCTTTTAAAGCTGGAATAACTCCACGTACAGATAGTTCTCGTGCTTGGTTCCAGGATAAGCTTAAAACAATGCAAGGTGTAAGCCGTCGTGGTCTTTTAAAAGATCCGAATGTAATAGAACGAAAACGTTTACGCTCTGGATCAATGTACATGTATTTCTATGATCCTAAGAATCGAGAGACCTTACCGTACTATGACGCATTTCCTTTAGTTGTTATGGTAGAAGCAGCACCTGGTGGATTCTATGGCTTAAACCTACATTATCTCCCACCGCCGCTTCGCGCTAAGATGCTCGATGGTCTTATGGATATAACAAACAATAAGAGATACGACGAGTCAACACGTTTTAAACTAAACTACAATCTATTAAAAAGTGTATCTAAATTAAAATGGTTTGCTCCTTGTTTTAAAAGATATCTATATAAGCATGTAGAAGGACAAGCTGCTATGGTACAGGCAACAGAATGGGAAATAGCAGTGTTCTTACCAACAGAGCAATTCCGTAAATCAGGCAAGAGAACAGTCTGGAAAGACTCAAGACAAAAGGTATAACAATGATTTTTGATTCTCCAGTCCAGGATTTATCTTCAAGAATATCAGAGCGTGGCGGATTAGCCCGTCCTAATCTTTTTGCTATTACGTTTAATGGTCCAGCTTCTATTAATCCAGATATGTTTCTTGTTAACGCTATATGCGAGTCTGCATCATTACCTGGTCGCTCTATATCTACTAACGAACATGTAACCACTAAGCATTCTACTAAAACACCTTATACGTTTATAAACGACGATGTAACTCTTACCTTCTTAGTTACAAATGATTTTTATATTAAGAATCTATTTGAGAAGTGGATGAAGCACGTTATAAACGACGAAGACGGTAAGATATACTATAAATCGCAGTATGCCTCTGATATGACTATAACAATGTTATCTCTTGATGGCAAAATGGTACATAGGGTAAATCTAGAAAAAGCATTCCCTATTTCATTTAGTGCTATGGAGCTATCTAATACCGCTGAAAGCCAGGTCATGAAATTTACTGTTACAATGACCTATGATAACTTTAAAAGTAACACTACATACTTCACTTTGGCATCATCATTAGCAGAGTTTAAGAACTCATTGTCATTCCCTAACCCACTTATGCCTTCACTCCCCTTCTTCCCTTTTGGGGATTTGGGAGATCAGGCTGAAACACTTCTAGCAGGTTTAAAATCAGAATTAGCTGGAGAGATGACAACTGCTCTTAACTCTATTACATCACAAATTCGAGATAAGATACTTGGTAATTCCGCATCTATAACAATACCATATGAAGGATCACTTGGATCTGTTATCTCACAAATATCTGGAAAGGTTACAAATATATTCGGTGCTGGTCTAGGAGGAACGGTTAATGAAGCAGCAAGTACTGCATCACAAGCTGTTATCTCTCGAACATCTTCAGCCGTTAAAGGTTTATCTGGTTAATCGTTAGACGTGTAAGTTATATAATTATTGGAGAATATTATGGCATTACCCAAGCTGGTCGCAGCTAAATATAGTTTAGAAGTACCGAGTACAAAGGAGGTAGTAGAATATCGGCCGTACTTAGTTAAAGAAGAAAAGATCTTAATGATGGCGTTTGAGACAAAAGACCAATCTCAAATGATATCAGCTCTTCGTGATACAATCGCAGGTTGTACAGAGTGTAAAGTAAAGGTTGATAACCTTACTATCTTTGATCTAGAGTACATCTTCCTTAAGCTTCGGTCTAAGTCAGTGGGAGAGACATCTACCCTCGGTATTAAATGCTCAGACTGTTCTAAGACAAGTCAGGTGGAAATAAATTTAAACGACGTCGAGGTTGAAGGAGATATTAAACCATCTGCCAAGATTGAGCTAACAGATACAGTTGGTCTAATGGTTAAGTATCCGACTGTTAAAGGGTTATATAGACAGCTTCAGAAGAGCAATGATACAGACTCAGCAATGTCAGCTGTTATCTCTTCAATTGAATCTATCTACGATGCTGAGAACGTTTATGCATCAGAAAATGAAACGGATGAGAGTCTAATGGAGTTTATTGATTCATTAACTTCTGATCAGTTTAAAAAGGTTACGTCGTTTTTTGACGATATGCCTAAGCTTAAGCATAAAGTATCTTTTCAGTGTCAAAGCTGTAAAGTAAAGAATGATATTGAGATCGAGGGCTTACAGAATTTTTTCTCGTAAGTCTTTCTCATGATTCATTGGAGAACCATTATAAGACTAATTTTGCATTAATGCAGCACCACAAGTACTCATTAACAGAATTAGATGATATGCTACCTTGGGAAAGAGAGATTTATATTATGTTATTACATCAGTATATCGAAGATGAGAACCAAAGAATAAAACAACAAAGTAAATGAGAGAGACGGTAATGGCTGAAGATAGTTTAAGTAGTCAACTAAAAGAGGTTACAGATCAACTTGCCGCTGCGACAGATGAGCAAAGTAGGATCTCAAAAGCCAGAGAGTCTGCAGAGGGGAAAAGTAACAAAAGGAAATTGACTAATCAGCTTAAAGGCTCTGCTAAAGAACTAGAAGCATTAAATAGTACTAAGAAAATGCTAAGTGATAAGTTAGCTAATCTTACTGGCCTTCCAAAGCTTGTGGAAGACATGAAAGTAGAAAAGAAAGATACTTTAGCAAATAAGA